GTTTGAAGGATTCCGTGAGTCAAAGGATTCATTAAATGAACGTAAACTAAAGTACCTTGAAGAGCGTACATATAATGAAGTCATTGGTGAAATGCTGAAAGATACTGGTATCAAAACCAAAGTCATTAAACAGTATCTGCCTGTAATGAATAAGATGATTAATCAATACCTTCAAGTGTTGGACTTCTTTGTAGCATTCCATTTAGATGAAAGCTTTAATGAGACAATCAAATCACGCCACAGAGATACGTTTAACTATTCATCATTCTCTGAAGGCGAGAAGCAAAGAATCGATCTATCTCTACTGTTCACTTGGAGACAGGTTGCTAAGATGAAGAACTCTGCAGCTACCAACCTACTGATTCTAGATGAGACATTTGATAGTAGTCTTGATGTAGATGGCGTAGATTCTCTTACGAAGATTCTAGATACTCTCGAAGATGGCTCAAACGTGTTTATTATATCACATAAGGGTGATGTCTTAGAGAATAAGTTTAGATCAAAGATCGAATTCATTAAAGAAAGGAACTTCTCTAAAGTTAAATAAGACTTATATCAAAAAGTTATAAGAAAGTGACTTCTTATAACAAATCGATTTAAATAAAGTGCACTAAATGTTGTACAACCGATGCTTCTTGTGGTATAATATACCTATATTATCAAGGAGCACTTCCTATGTATCAAGTAAACCCACTGCTAGCCAAACTTCTCGCCAAAGAGAATCTTACGGTTCAGCACGGCAATTATAAGACAGCTTGGTTCGATGTACAGAATCGTGTACTTGGTCTTCCTATATGGAAAGACTTAGGTAAAGATGTATATGATCTATTGGTAGGTCATGAAGTTGGTCATGCTTTATACACTCCACTCGAAGGTCTTCACAGTTCGAATGAAGAAATCAAAGGTTGTCCTCGAACCTACATTAACGTAGTCGAAGATGCTCGTATCGAAAGAAAAATCCGTGAATCGTATCCTGGTCTAATTCGTACATTTAAGAGTGGATATAAGGATCTATACGCTTCTGGTCTATTTGGTGAAAACCATGACTTCGATACTCTAAAGCTCATCGATAAAATCAACCTCAAGTCTAAGCTAGTAGACTTGATTGATGTTCCATTTAATGACGAAGAGCTTGAGCTATATTACGAAACACTCAATACTCAAACGTTCTCAGATGTTTGTGTAGTCGTAAAGAAAATCCTTGCTTACCAGAAAGATCTTGATGAGAGCGAAGAAGAAGATAGTAACAACATACAGTCATTGCCTACCGATGAGGGTGATGATGGCGATACTGGTCACGATGACCAAGAAGCGAGTGATTCAGAAGACGAATCAGAATCTGATTCAGATGATACTGATCTAGATGACGAATCTGATGCACAAGAAGATGAAAATGATGAATCAGCTCCGACTGAATTTGATTTAACTGATGATGAATCGGATTCACAATCAACTGTTTCAATTTCTCCTAAAGCTCCAGAACATAATCCAATTGATGAAGAGATATCTGAGACTGATGAATTATTTCGATTAAACGAAGATAAACTCTTAGATGTTGACGAGTTTGGTGATCAGACTTTATTCATTACTGATTACAACAAAAACGAACTTGATCAAATTGTAATACCATACGCTAGGCTTGCAGAGTCAAGAGCCAAAAAGGTTGCTCGATCAGATAATCGATGGAAAACACTAGAAGACTATTACGAAATTAGATCTAAGTGTAAGACCTACTTGAAAGACGTAAAGAAATCTGTACAGCCAGCAGTCAAAGAGTTTGAAATGAAGAAAGCTGCATATCAGTGGCAGCGAGCTTCCTCGGCAAAAACTGGTTCTATCAATGTCGATAAGCTATATTCTTATAAGTATGAAGACGATATCTTCGCTCGAGTAACTCAGATGGCTGATGCTAAGAATCATGGTTTAATGCTTCTGATTGATTACTCTGGTTCTATGTATGATATCATAGGTAACGTTGTTCAACAAACATTGCACATGGTATCATTCTGTAAAGCAGTCAATATCCCATTTAGTGTTTATTGTTTTACAACTGGGTATGATAATGTAACTGTCCGTGACAACGCAATGTATGCAGATGATATTAAGATGTGTGAGCTCGTTAGTTCTGATTTAAACAAAAAGGATTACGAAGAAGCAATGTATCAATTATCTCTAAGGTGTTACAGCGCAGGGTTGGTCGATACTGAAAACAAAAATATAGGTCTGAGAGCACACAATTTCAATTACAGAGACTATACTTCAAGATATGAAGAGTTCGGTTCGACTCCGTTGAATCAGGCTTTGTTAGTCGCGAATCAGCTAGTAAAGAAATTCGTCAATAAACATAGTGTTCAAAAAATGAATTTCGTTACGATAACTGATGGTGATGCTAATCGTATACAGACTTACCGATACGGAAACGAGTCAAACGCAATGCCTATCAACACTGGATCATACAGAAAATCACCAACTATCAAGCTTCAAGTTGGTAACAAGATTATTGATTCTGGCCTGGGTAGAGAACTTACCACTGCCTTACTTGATAATCTGCGTAAAACATACAACGCAAACACTATGGGATTCTTTATTGCTGAAAGATCTGCTGAGTTTAACTATCGTTGTCATAGTGCTGTATTATCAAAGGCCACTAGTCGAGAGTTTGTCGACCCAACGACAACCCGAAAGCTGGTGACTAAGGAATACAACAAAAACAAATGTGTTGAGTTTAAAGATGTCTTTGGCTACGATACGTACTACATGGTTAAGGGCGGCAAGGGAGCGCTGAATACAGAATCGGATGAGTTTAATCCATCGACTACTAAGTCTATTGGTAACGACTTTAAGAAGTTCTCCAAGTCAAAGAAAACAAACAAAGTGTTAATGCAGAAAATAGGAGCGGCAGTCGCATAATGAATGAACCTACTATAATAGATTGGATAAAAGAAGACTTCGCAAGTGATCCTAAACGATTCATTATCGAAGTCATTGCATGGATTCTAAGCATTGGTTGCAGCATCACTATGGCTATCACTGTTCCTAATCCACCATTGGTGATGCTGTATCCAGTATGGATCACCGGTTGTGTGCTCTACGCATGGGCAGCTTGGTCACGTCGATCAACAGGAATGCTAGCCAACTATATGTTAATGGCAACGATTGATTTGATTGGGTTATATAGAATGGTTTTCTAATAACAAAACAATCTAAATAAAATGAAAATAATTGTGTACAACCACAGTTACCTATGGTATAATGGCTATATAAATTAATGAAACAGGACTTATATTATGAAAATCTCCACCCTGACAATCCTGAAAACTCTGGCTAATAATTATCCAGATACGACAGTCTTTCGTAAGAATATTATCGAGTCTACGGCTCGTGATCTCGGCTACACTGGAAAGGACTTCGTTCCTCTTCTCACCCCAGAAGCTCGAGTTCATAAAGGAACATATGATTTAGCTTCAATTATCCCTAAACCAGAACCTGTTGTTGAAGCTTCACAACCAAATGCTGTAATGGGAATGGTTGCTTCGGTTACAAACTCTGAGAAAACTTTTGTTGATGTGGATCCTACGTTTGTTCCATGGGGCTCTTTTAAAGACATCACTCAGATCGTCAAATCTCAAATGTTCTTCCCTGTTTATATTTCAGGTCTATCCGGTAACGGTAAAACCTTCATGGTAGAACAAGCTTGCGCTAAGCTAAAACGAGAAGTTATTCGTGTTCAAATCAATCCTGAAACGGATGAAGATGATTTGATTGGTGGCTTCCGCCTCGTAAATGGCGAAACAGTTTTTGCTAAAGGTCCGGTTCTAAAAGCAATGGAGTCTGGCGCGATTCTTCTTCTTGATGAAATCGATCGTGCTACAAATAAGATCATGTGTCTTCAGGGTATTCTTGAAGGTAAGCCGGTTCTAGTAAAGAAGACTGGTGATATCGTCAAACCTGCTGATGGGTTTAATGTAATCGCAACAGCTAATACAAAAGGTAAAGGTTCAGAAGATGGACGATTTACTGCGGCTTCTATCATTGATGATGCTTTCCTTGAGCGTTTCAATATCTCTATTGATCAGAAGTTTCCTTCTAAAAGCATCGAAGAAAAGATCTTAGTTAAACACCTCAATAAGTTTAAAGGTGAATCTAGTTCTACTGATGCGGAGTTTATTGATAAGCTAGTCAACTGGGCTGATATCATTCGTAAAACTTTCTATGATGATGGTATCGATGAGGTTGTTTCAACTCGACGCTTATGTCACATCATTCAAACTTTCACTCTCTTTAAAGATAAGATGAAAGCAATTAATTTATGTATCTCACGTTTTGATGATGATACGAAAGAAGCATTCCTAGATCTCTACACTAAAGTCGATTCTGGAGTCGAAATGTTTAATACTGAGGAAGAATTATAATGCAATACAAGTTTAATGAAGGTGCTCTCATCACAGAGTTTAAGAAGTACATTGACTCTACATATGAGGGTCACTATTGCCAAGGAGGATTCCAATCCTCTGAGGTGATTGTCGATCGAGGTCATGGTCTAGGGTTTTTCCTAGGCAATGTTGATAAGTATAATGCTCGATACGGTCAGAAAGGTGGTCCTAGCGATCATCGAAAAGACTTAATGAAGGTATTGCATTATGCTTTACTTGCGTTAAATGAACACGATAGAGTAAATAAGTAGTGTACATTTTTATGAAACTGTGTTATAATATAATATCTAAAACAGGAGAAACAGTATGACAGTAAGTATTTCAAATGATACTCTATCTGTGCTCAGGAACTTTTCCAGCATTAATCCCAATGTTGTGCTAAAGCCTGGTCAGGAAGTCAAGACAATCTCAGAAGCAAAGAACATTCTTGCTATTGCTGACATTGACGAAAACTTCCCTACAGAAATGGGTATCTATGATCTTAATGAATTTTTATCAGTAGTGAATCTAGTTGATAATCCACAACTCAACTTTGGTGATAATCATGTCGATATCGCCGGTGGTAACTCAAAGGTCAAGTATTTCTTTTCCGATTCGAGTATTCTAACCACACCACAAAAGGACATTACGATGCCCGATTGTGAAGTTGAAGTATCATTTACCGATGATACATTGTCTCAAATTCGTAAGGCTGCATCAGCTTTAGGGCATTCGGAAATGTCTATCTCAGCTACTGATGATGGTGTAAATATTAAGGTATTTGACTCAAAGGACAGCTCAGCGAATATATATAATATACAGCTTGCAAATGATGCTGGTTACAAAGAAGGTCAGTTCGATTTCGTAATCAATATCAATAATTTGAAGCTGTTGGATGGAGACTACATTGTTAAAATCTCATCTAAACTTATTTCCGAATGGAAAAACACAACCAAGCCTGTAAGATATTACATCGCATTGGAAAAAAATAGTAACTATAATAACTCTCAATAGGAGAACAACATGTCAGAAGAAGTAAACACAACAGAAGCCCCAACTGAAGCCGCACCGGTTCAATTATCGCTTGCTGATCTAGCCGCCGTAGTACAAATTATCGATATTACTACAAAGCGTGGTGCCTATGAAGGTGCTGAACTTGAAAGCGTTGGTGGAGTACGTAATCGTTTCCAAGCATTCGTAGCAGCTCAAACAGAAAGTGAAAGTGAAGAAGGCGCTACTGCCGAAGACGAAGCAGGTGATCCTGTTGAAGTCGAAGAAGTCGAAGCTTAAAACTACGGGGGTGTAAAAACCCCCAACATTATTTTATTATGAAGGATATATTATGGATCGCAACTCAAATGCACGTTTGATTGAAGCACTCAAAAAAGGTACAGTGACTGTAACCTTTCAAAAAATTGACTCAGATGAAATTCGGGTCATGCCTTGTACTCTCAACCCAACCCTTTTAGAAGCAAATGGTATTACATCTACCGTTGATGCTATCAGCCCCGACTCTGAACATTTGGCCGTATGGTCACTTGATAAAGATGCTTGGCGATCGTTTCGTGTTTCAACGGTTATTGGTTGGGAGGTACTTTGATGTCTAATGAATTTCTCTGGGTAGAAAAGTATCGACCACAACGAATTAGTGACATAGTCTTACCTCGTACTATTAAAAAAACTTTTGAAGATATTGTTAAAGGAGGTGACCTACACAATATGCTTCTCACCGGTACAGCCGGTCTTGGTAAGACTACTGTCGCTAAGGCGTTATGCAAAGAACTCGATCTCGATTATATTCTAATCAATGGATCGGAAGAAGGCAATATCGATACACTACGCGGCAAGATTAAGAAATTCGCTTCGACAGTTTCTCTTCAAGGTGGCTACAAAGTAGTCATCTTGGATGAGGCTGATTATCTTAATGCGCAATCAACACAGCCAGCACTTCGTGGATTCATTGAAGAGTTCTCATCGAACTGCCGGTTTATTCTAACTTGTAACTTCAAGAATCGTATTATTGAACCATTACATTCTCGTTGTACACCAATCGAATTCAATATTGCTAAGAAAGATCATCCTGCATTGATGGCTTCCTTTATGGAAAGATGCGGTATGATTCTTCAAGCTGAAGGTATTCAATACGATAAGGCAGTTATTGCTGAGATCATTATGAAATACTGTCCTGATTGGCGTCGTGTTCTTAATGAACTACAGCGTTATTCAGCATCAGGTGTAATTGATTCAGGCATCTTAGTTTCTATATCAGAAGTAAACATTGAAACTCTTATGAAGTCTCTCAAAGGAAAGAACTTCAAAGGTATGCGTCAATGGGTTGTTGATAATATCGATGTAGAACCTGCTGCTCTCTTTCGTCAAATATACGATCACATGGGTGACTATATCGATCCTCAATCGATACCCCAAGTTGTTCTTATACTTGCAGACTATCAATATAAGAATGCATTCGTAGCAGATCATGAACTCAATGTAGTAGCTTGTCTTACTGAGATCATGGCAGGGTGTCAATTTAAATGAACCCATTCGAATATATAAATGCAATCAACACAACCAAGAAAGATATCATGGTTGATGACATTGCTGAATCTAAATACGCACCGTTTATGGTTAATAGAAGCTTATCGTATTTCCCAGACACGGTGTTGTATGCTAACGAAATGAATATTAACCACCACATTGACCATCGCCTTCAATTCGATTTCTTTATAAATATAGTTAAGAAAAAGAAAAG